ATATATATAGAATGGGTTGAGGGTTGTTTCAAATATAACTAACTAAAACAGACCCTACACCCTACACCCTACACTTGAATTATTTAGAGGGGACAACAGACTATATTCTGTGAAATATTTAGAACAAAATCTCTTCTAATAGTATAATGGTTAAACCAAAGAGAAACGGAGGCGATGCGGCGGAAGCCGAATATACAAGATTGATAGATGCGAAGGTAAAGAAGACGGAAAAGTTTTTAGAGAAAGTAGAACAAGAGAACAAGAGAATAGACGACCACATCAGTTCTAAAGGGACTAATGCGAAAGAGAGAGAAAAGTTTGTATTAAGCAAGGAAAAATTAATAGAACAATTAGACAAATTAAAGAAGGAAGGAACAGATAAGTTCGGCAATTTATACTTGAAGGAGAGTTCTCGTTGGGGGGTTTCTAAATACGGAGACGGGTGGAACATCTTACACCCCACAGCGTATAAAGACCCCTATTTTAATGCCGAAATCAACAAACTTGACCCATTGTATGATAAAATAAAGAACCTCCTTGATAATTTTGGTGAGTGGGAGGTTAGTGGAGGTAGAATTAACCCAATCCCCTCTGTCCCCTTTGATGGTGTTGAAACCGAAGTTGGACAACCGAGGCAACCCCGCAACCGACCCCTTGATGCCCTGCCGCCATTTGCCGTCCCTACCATCGTGCCTACCATCGTGCCTGATACTGCTCTGCCTGACGACCGACGGCGAAGGGTAATTATCCCGTTCCCTGACTTTGACGACATTCCCGATGGAGGAATTAATATGGATAATATTGAAGGAGGTCGCCGTTGCCCGATGGAAGACCACTTCTTTTTCCCAGCAAGAGATAGGGATAGGCGATACGATACGGTCGATTACAGTCGGGTCGTTCCCCATCACAGGGGATTTGGAATGACGAATATATTTTAGATTTTTTAATCTCCATATAGATTATAATGGATAGTTTAGAGAAACCTGAATTAAAGCGGGAGGTGAAAATATCAACCGCACCCTTACCCAATATGGCGAATGCGAACTTCACCGTTCATTCGCACGACACCACGACGGAAAAGATGATAATCGCCTACGATGTTGCTGGGAATGCTATTGAGTGTAGTATTGATGATATATTAAAGAACAAGTATAAACCAAAACCCGACGGGGGGATTACAGAAGAGCCGAAAGGGAGAGTGTAGGGTGTAGGGTGTAGGGTCTGTTTTAATTAGTTATATTTGAAACAGACCTCCCAACCCATTCTGTATAATAAAACATTATAAGCACCCTACACCCTACACCCTACATTTCTAAAAAAGGAGCCGTCGGCAGACTTATTCAATATATTTCGCAACCACCCAATCAGCAGATTTCCGTTTCCCTCCTTCGGGCGTGTTTTTATCCCGCAGGTTCTCAATCTCCTTTTGGAACTGGGGAAGAGTGTATCCCATCTGCCCCAAGTGTCGTCTCAAAGCAACGAACCTCCCGCAGGTCTGTATTTTAGGCGATAATTTCTGTAATCTCTTTTTGTTATACACGACATTAAAGCCGTCCTTCTTTGCCTTACCCAACAGGCGAGTTAAGTCGTTGGTTGCCTGACCCAAAATCAAGCGAATCATTCGGGGAATGAACCGCCAATCAGTATCCCATTTAGCCCCGTAAGAGTTGAAGTATTCAATCGTCTTATCAAAGCGAAACAGACCTACAAAATGTCCGCTGTTGTATGTGTCCTCAATCAAGAGAACCCTGAAACTATCTTTCTCGGGCAAGAGTTGCTCAATAGAATGGTAATCGCTCAACTTACTATACTTGATAATGTCGCTCGGGTCTATTTCAAGGTATTTTTCTAAATCAAAGTTAGTCATCGGTTCTCCTATTCTTTTTTCAATTTCAGCGTCGCTCATTTATATTATACGGATATAAAAAAAAGACGATTTAGATTATTTTGCGTTTAGTTTAGGCGATTTTAAAATATCAGTAGTATATAGAAATGGTGAATTGGGAAAACTCTTATATTTACGGGAAGAAGCAAGAAAGCGAAATCCTACCCCTGATACGCTCTTATTTTGGAAGAGAAATCACCCCGACAAAAGACAGGTATGCTAAATACGATTACTACGACGACGACTTCAACTACGAAGTCAAGTCAAGGACGAACACGATGAAAGCATACTCAACCACGATGATTACCAAGAATAAGACGGAAGGGAGTGATAAACCTGTGATACTGCTGTTCAATTATAAAGATTGCCTTGCTTACATCAAGTATGAAGAGGAGCAATTCAAAGACTACCTTGTAGAACAATTCAGCAGAGCAGGAAACCAAGCCGACGAGAAACCCCACCTATATATCCCAATAGCACATCTCTCCGTTATTGAAAGTTATTAATTAATACTTTGTTAGCAATAATGTATTAATTCCATCGTATCATATTGTAAAAAATTGATTGTGATTTATACCAACCTTCTATAAGCATCAAACAACAACAAGTCGTAAGACAAAGTAATTAAGATGACGACATTCGTAATGGATAGCGGGAGCGGTGAGGTGCGTGAGGAAACACCCTTGTTCCTACAAGACGGCGGAGAGGAGAAACTGGCTGTGCGTAGAAAAGAGTTGGAGGTCTTTGTGAAACTCTTAAAGACAGCCTCTTATTCTATCCTCAAAAAGACGCAAGTGTTCCTCAACCCCTGTCTTGAGGAGACGGAGTTGTTAAGATGGTGGAACGACCCTGCTACCAAGGTAGAGGTAGGGGTGTGGTTGATGAATAACGACCACAAGGTGAATGGTAAGTTCGGCAATTGGTCAAATGGGTTCTTGGGTAGTCGCTGGGCGGATTATAAGTTTAATGGAAAGGTCTGCCGTATCGCATTCTATTCTCGTAAAACCGACCCTCACAATTTCCCCGATGAAACAGAGAGAAACAATCTTAATGGTAAGAACTACCTTTTGTGTTTTGACCCATCTTAAACGAAACAAAACAAAACAAAACAAAACAAAACAAAACAAAACAAAAAAAGGGCAACCCCTCTTTTTTTATTGATACGATGGAAATATATGGGTGAGTGTAGGGTGTAGGGTGTAGGGTGGTTTTTAACTTTTATTATAGAGAATGGGTTGGGAGGGCTGTTCCAAATATAACTAATTAAAACAGACCCTACACCCTACACCCTACATTCATTATAAACCCTCTTTGTTATTTAGATTATTTCCAAAAAGAAAGAAATAGATTAAAAAAAGAAAGAAATAGATTATATAAATAGATTATTACTGATAAAAATAGATTATTACTTACTCATATAGGTAATAATTTATAAATTATATCTTGAAACAATCTATTTTATATATAGTTGATATAATCTATTTTTATCAGTAATAATCTATTCTGTGTATATATGAAATAATCTAATAAACTATAAATTAATCTAAATCTCTCTTATATTTGGATTAATTCCATCGTATCATTCTACACAAAATTGATTGTGATTTATACTATACTTCTATAAGCATCAAAACAACAACAAGTCGTAAGACAAAGTAATTAATATGTCGTCAGTCAGCATTTCCACAAAACTACCAAGAGTAATCCACAAAAAGGAAATTCTCGAAGAATATTGGGAAATCCTCGAAGAATATGACGATGAAGACGATGTCTGTATGACTTGGGGCTTGTGTGAGGGGCGGATTCGTCTCCTTAATGTGCGGGAGATGGTGGAGCAGGTGAATCAGTGGAATGTGTTGAAGAAGGTGGAAGGGAAACCGAATGACCCCTGTGGTATCCGTGTTGATTTCTTTAACAACAAGGAGTTCGTGATGAATGGTGTGAAGTGGTATGTCTTAATCGCACAACCCTTCGACGAAGACAAAGAAATCTGCTCGTTTGCTGCGTCTTGTCCTCTTTCCCTGTTCCTATTTAAGACGATGGTTGTGGGGCTTACCTACGCCTTTAAAAGCAAGGACACAAGAGACTTCTTCGCCTTCGCTATTAATAACCGAGTTGCGGTTAGAAGGGGCGACTATTCAGGGTGTAATGGAGAAATTCTCGCAACCAAGAACGCTGCCGAACTGCTTAGCACTGCCGATGTTGCTCCACCAAAGCAGGAGAAAGTCAAAACCAAAGCGGAACTCAAAAAGGAGCAGACACGCAACGCCAACAAGGTCAAGGCGGAGGAAAAGAAAGCCAAAGAGGAACAGGAACGCCTTGCCGCAATCGCCTACGCCAAGAACCAAGCGGACAAGAAAAAAAAGGCAAGGGAAATCGCAATCAAGAAACAAAAGGCGTGGCTCAAAGAGGGGGAGAAATTGTTGAGGATATTTAGGGTGTTAGATTAATTAGGATTTTGTTAAAGTAATTAAGTAAAAAAGAATGTTTTTTTTAATGTGGTGGTATATTATAAGAATGAGTTTAGAAAACAGTTGTGCTACCTATATGAGTAAGTAATAATCTATATCAATCAAGAATAATCTATTATTTTAATCTATTTATTTATTTTATAATCGTTTTTTAATCTATTTTGTTCTTTTTGGAAATAATCTATTTGCTATCTATCTATCTATCTATCTACTCGCCAAAGGATTTGCTCCTCCAGTTCTCACTCTCTCCAATTCCATCTGGACGCTTTGTTTCATACACTCGGTTGCCTTGCGTTTTTCCTCTGCTGAACCGTGTTGGGATAATCTCAACAGTTCCTTTGTCTGTGTCGCACATCTGTCTGCGTATTGTGATTGGAAACGGGTCATCATTGTCTTGATATATGCTCGTTGTTCCTCTAATCCTGTGCGGTGAGCGACCCATTCAGTTTCTTTAAACAATCCACTCAATTCGTTGTGATATACCTTACGGCTAATGGTGGTAAGCACATCAATCGTCTTGATATTGTCGCTCAAGTGCTGAATAACCTTTTCGGCATCAGCCATACTCTCAAATGGAAGGAGTTTATACGCCTTCTTCTCTAACATCACGCTTCTTAAACGCATGTTTAGCATCTGGTTCTCGTCCTCTCCAGCCACTCTCATTTCTGCGGTTGCGACCCCTGATAAATCCATTATAGTCCACTTGTTTCGGGAGAGGGTAAGAGCATTCTTGATACTCACAATCCTCTCGTCGCAGTTGGTAATATATTGGTTAAACATTTTGATAATAATATCGTTTGTTGTTGTGTTGATGCTTATAGAAGTATAGTGTATTTCGCAATCAATTTTTTACAGAATGATACGATGGAAAGTATTGTCTTTATAAGGAATGCTGGGTGTAGGGTGTAGGGTGTCTTTAACTTTATAAATATAGAATGGGTTGCTGGGGATTTCTATTACAAACTAATAAAAACAGACCCTACACCCTACACCTTACACTGGGTAATATTTAGAGGAACAACCGACTTATAAATATATACTTTCCATCGTATCATTTAAAAAACAATTGAAGTTGAAACACTACTACTTACAGAAGACATCAACAACAGTAAAAGATGGTATTCGCCGAAGACGACCAAGGGGTATATTGCTACAAACACCCTAAATCAGGGTGGCTGACCTGCGAGGATAGTTGTCGTGAGTGCGGCAGACGGATAGACGATTGTGAGTGCGACAAACTTGACTTTGACTTATACGAAGCGGACACCAGCGAGGAGGAGATTGCTGATTTAGACCAAGTGGCTTATCAGGTGCGAGTTAATGGAGGCGACGGAGGACATCTCGGCGGGGAGATGGAGTGTATTGACGATTGTTTCAGGGCTATTACAGACTACCATTACAAAAACGAGGATTTTAATACTCTTACGATTACTCGCACACCAAAATTAGATGAGGATAGGTGTGAGTTCTTTGGTGTTCCATACGAGATTGAGGTCGTTTATACGATTACAAAAATGGAGGCGGCTGAAAAGGCGGCTGAAAAGGCGGCTGACGAATTAATCGCAGGGTGGGAGGAGGAGTTGAAGAAGAATAATTATTTTGGAATGTCTGCCGCCCAAATCAAAAGAATCAAGCAGTCGCATTCTCGTTGGGTTTGACTGTCTCCAAAAAAATACAAAAATAAAAAATAGGGGGTTTCCCTCTTTTTTTTGTTCTGGAAAATGAAACCATTATAAGAGAAAATGGTTTCATTCCATTATTAATAAATCTCTATAACGGAGAGATGGTTTATTGGGATATATAGATGGGGTTTCTCGTCCGCCTTTAGCCCCGCTCTGCTGAATTGTTCTACAAGGTAGTCTTTGAATTGCTCTTCGTCATACTTGATGTAAGCAAGGCAATCTTTATAATTAAATAGCAGGATAACAGGTTTATCACTCCCTTCGGTCTTGTTCTTGGTAATCATCGTGGTGGGATATGCCGTCATCGTGTTCGTCCTTGACTTGACTTCGTAGTTGAAGTCGTCGTCGCTGTAATCGTATTTAGCATACCTTCCTTCGGTGGGAGTAATCTCTCTACCAAAATAAGACTGTAATAGGGGTAGGATTTTGCTTTCTTGAGCTTTTCCAAATAGGTATGAATTATTCCAGTGAACCATCTCTATATATTCACGATATTTTATTTTCTGCTAAACTAACCGCAAAATAATCTAAATTGTCTTTTATTTTCTCTCTCTATAGTAAAATGAGCGAGGAGGAAATCCAAAAACGAATAGGAGAACCGATGAGTAATTTTGACTTGGAAAAGTATTTAGAAATAAACCCCAGCGACATTATAAAATACAGCGAGTTAAGCAACTACGATAGTATCCAGCAACTCTTACCCAAGGACGACAGTTTCAAGGTTCTCTTGATTGAGGACAAGCCCAACAGCGGTCATTTCGTAGGGCTGTTTCGCTTTGGAAAGACGGTTGAATATATGAACTCCTACGGGGCGAAATGGGATACTGATTGGCGGTTCATTCCCCGAATGGTTCGTCTTATCTTGGGTCAGGCGACGAATGACCTTACTCGCCTATTTGATAAGGCAAAGAAGGACGGCTTTTCCGTTGTCTATAACAAGAAGCGATTACAAAAGTTAGACCCCAAGATACAGACATGCGGCAGGTTCGTGGCGATGAGACGACACTTGGGGAAGATGGGTTATAACCTCACCCAGTATCAACAGGAGATTGAGAACCTGCGGGATAAGAACACAAAAGAAGGTGAAAAACGGAAATCAGCGGATTGGGTTGTTGCGAAATATATTATATAACTATAATCTAAATGAGCGTGTAATGCTGGGTGCTGGGTGTAGGGTGTCTTTATCTTTTATAATAAGAAGCGATGAACTTGTTATTATATTTCTAATTCTAACTAATTAAAACAGACCCTACACCCTACACCCAGCACTCGTCGTCATCTCCTTGGTTAGTTTTTGAGGGGTGGTATGGAAACACTTTCCCTCTGCTTTGGGTTCTGCTTTGGGTTCTTCTGTTATTCCGTAGTCTGGTTTCGGTCTGTATTTGTTATTCAAAATATCCTCAATGGAACACTCAATCGCATTTCCAGCAATATCGTAGGCGATTATCATCTTCTCTGTGGTGGTGTCGTGTGAATGGACGACAAAGGTAGCGTTCTCCATTGGTAGAGGTTGGGTGGAGAGTTTAATCTCTCTCTTCAATTCAGGTTTTTCTAAACAATCCATTATAATCTATATGGAGATTAAAAAATCTAAAATGAGTGCGTCATTCTAAATCCACCGTGATGGGGAACAACCCGACTATATTCCACCGTATCGTATCGTCTATCTCTATCTCTCGGTGGGAAGAAGAAGCTGTCCTCCATCGGGCAACGGCGACCTCCATACGACCTCTCGCTCTCGTTGTCGGTTTCTCCCTCGCTGTTGGGTGGGATAGGAGCAAATGTTGGGAATAGTTCCTGTGGTTGGAATCCAAACGGAAAAGGATTGAATGGTTGAATGTGATGATGACCTTGTGGTTGTGCGGGGACGACAGGCGAACCTGCTGGAGTTCCTACGGGGGTATTGTAGTTGGGATTGGGGACATCGCTGCCCGTTCTTTTTCCGCTCCGTAAAACTGCTCCTCCTTTTCTCTTTCGGTTAACCATTATACTATTAGAGAAGATTTAATGTTCTAAATATTTCCCAGAATAGTGTCTGTTGTCCCCTCTAAATATTTCCCAGTGTAGGGTGTAGGGTGTAGGGTCTGTTTTTATTAGTTTGTAATAGAAATCCCCTCAACCCATTCTATATATATAAAGTTAAAGAGACCCTACACCCTACACTCCTACACTGACCCAGCATTGTCCCTCTTAATCGTGCTTGATGTAGTGGTTGGAGGCGGTTTCCACACTCGTTCCCATCTCGGCTGCGTCCTCTTTGAGTTCCTTTGCCTTCTCCCCGTATTTGCTGGTTAAGTATATGTTTCGCAACAGAGATGAACCCACATTCTTACCGAATATCTTGTTTAATGCTCTCGTCATTTCCGTTGAATTGTTGATTGCCTTGCCGTCGTAATTCATTAGAAAGGGAACGGTTTCGCCCTTTTTGATTTCCTTTGACTTGGGGTGGAACTTGAAATAGACCTTGAGAAGGCGTTGGAGTTCGTCGGGGATATTGATTACTTGGGTCTTGTAGGTCTTTTGGGTCTTGAAATTGTTGAAGACCCATTTCATTCCCTTTGTGTCTAAATAGTTGTGTTCCTTGTCGTCAGGCACTGTGTTAACAATCAACATGTCTGTATAGTCCTTGTTTCGGCGGGGTGCTTGGAGGCAATACAACCCGAGAATAACAGCGTCTAAAAGCTCCTTGTATTCCACCTCGCTTAACTTTCGTTTTCCCTCTACCTTGGAGATTATCTCCATCAGGCTGTCGCACTTGGACTGGACGGCATCTTGGGAAATCCAGTTCTCCTCTTGCTTTTCGCTTTTCGTGTTGTTGTTTTTCAAGGCTTTATTCACCTCTACCAGCATCTCGTAGAACTTGGTGTATAATTTCTTATACCTTGTTTCAGGACGGTCTTTGAGCGAGGACACAATCGCAATGATATATGTCCTCTTGGTATTCTCTTTTAGGAGATTTATCCTTTCCACTATCTCGGGTTTCGTCAAGAAGTTTAGATTTTTAATTTCCTTACCGCCATTCAATTTGGTGAGATTGAATGTATACAGTTTCCTTGACGAAGCTGAAATGTCGGGTTTAAACTCAAAAGGGTCAAAATGCTTTTCGCTCATTATAGATTACTGGTAGATTATTTTTCTCTACAAAAACCCCTAAATACTTCCTCGGTTGGATTACTGTGCTGAATAAATACCACTCCCCCCTTCTTGTCGTAGTGAATAATAACCTTTTCTCCCTCGTCATTTAGTTCAATGATAGAGATGAAATAACAATCCTCACGATTACACATTTATACAATATTGTTAGATTATTATATTCCCCTATAATATAACGATGAGTGGTTCTTACTATCAACTTAACCAAAAATACAATCAACTCCTCGCATTAATATCTGCTACTGGGGCGGCTAATTTAGACGCTGTTCTTACTACTGGTAATGCCGCTGGCGGACAGAGCATCACTGGTCTCAACGATGTCGCACTCGCAACGATAAATGGAAATATTTACCCGCCTGTTGTAGCAGACAATACCCTCACAGAAGTCCTTACGGCTGGAAACGATGCGGGTGGGTTGAGTATAACCAATTTAAATGATGTCGCACTCGCAACTATAAACGGAAATATTTATCCTCCTGTTGTAGCAGACAATACCCTCACAGAAGTCCTTACTGCTGGTGATGACGCAGGTGGGTTGGATATAACCAATTTAAATAATTTAGGAGTATTAACGATTAATGGGTCAGTATTTCCTCCTGTTGTAGCAGACAATACCCTCACATTAGCAGATAATAATACGAATGCTGTTTTTTATCCTACCTTTGTTGATGGGGCTGGTGCTTCTAAACTTGTGTATGTTGATACAACTACCTTACCTATATCGGTCAATCCATCAACTGGAGATTTTAATGTGGTGGATACTTTAAAAATTACACAGACACAGGTAGCAGTTGGTAAAAACGCAGGAAACAATACACAGGGAGATTATTCTGTCGCTTGTGGGTATTCAGCAGGAGAAGTATCGCAAGGGACTATTGCGGTCGCTTGTGGGTATTTAGCAGGACAAACCTCACAGGGGGCTGGTTCTGTCGCTTGTGGGTATTCAGCAGGAGAAGTATCGCAAGGGACTATTGCGGTCGCTTGTGGAAGACAAGCAGGGCAAACATCACAGGGGAGCGGTGCGGTCGCTTGTGGGTATTTAGCAGGAAACAATACACAGGGGAATAATGCTGTCGCTTGTGGATTTCAAGCAGGGCAAACAACACAGGGGAATAATGCG